GAATCCTGCATTTTCAGTCATATAAGCCATTTGTGTTTGATTTGAAGATGCTTTTTCAACTTCATTTATAACTGATCCAGCTTCTAATGTTCTTTCAATAGCATAATCTTTTGCTAAACCAACGATTTGATGTTTATTTCCACTTGTTAATGGAACATCTTCACTATAAATAACTTTTAATGTACTTAATAATCCTTGTGGGAATTCAAAAGTAACTTGTGGATTTATAGCATTTGTTAAGTTTTTGTCCATTAAAATAGTACAAATTTGTGTATAAACATCCTCATCAACAAGTAATGTATTATAATTGAATGGAGCTTGTTTGATTAAGAATTTTACTAATGTTGTTACATCTAATACTCCAGCTGTTCCACTTGGATTTAATACAGAGCGTTTATATACTGTTGCTGGATTTGTGTTTCCATCTCCATTTAATACAACATCTATAACTGCTCCCACTTCATCATAAGATGCTTGTAATGAAACTAATTCCATTTGTTTTCTGAACATATCAATTGTTGTTCTTCTTAATACTTCATAAGTAGCTTTAACTCCAATTCCATATTTATATATTTTGATTGATGTTTCTCCTAGTTTTAATGTAGCAACTGGAATGTCAGCTCCTTCTGCAATTCTTCTCTTCTTTAATGCTTTTTTATTTTTATCTCCTGCTGGTGTATTAGATAAATCTAAAACAACTTGTTTTGCAGAATCTCCTGTAATCACTCTTGTACTTGCTACTATGTCATTTATTATTGATGGCATACCAGAAATTTGTCTTAATTGTCTAATCATAAATTCTGGGAATAAAACTCTATTTTCATTAGTTGTAAAGAAAGTCATCATTGATGAACTTTGAATACCAAATTCTAAATTGTCTTTTACTATAATTCCTTTTGATAATAAAGCTATATCAAAAGCGTCTAACTCTCCATTAAATTTTTCAACTATACTTGCATATTTATTGTTTAAATATGTTGATAAAGATACTCCCTCTGTTGCTGCTTGCTCAACATCTGCTGTTGAAACATTGATTTTTTCATCATCTTTTAATTTTAAAAATTTGTTCATTGTTTTTCCTCCTTATTTTCTTTAATTAAAATTTTAATGTTGCAAATAAATTTGTACTTGCTGATGGTACTATTACAACACCTGCTGAATCTGTATCAGATACATTAGATACAACACCTGCATTATTAACTGCTAAAGTTTTAACTCCAGCATTGATTGCTGCTGCTGTAGGAACTCCTTCAACATATCCAGCTGTTTGAACTGTTGCAAATCCATCCATTTCATAAGCAATTATTATTCCAAATACTGCATCTGCAGTTGTTGGTGTACTAGCACCAAATCCTACTGTACCATCTGTATTTAATTTTACTGCTAATCTAGCATCGTTAATATCAACATTTCCTGTTTTTGGATTAACTTTGTTAGCTTCTAGATAAGTTTTTGTTGTAGCATCAACCATATATGTAGCTGCAACATATCCTATTCCATCATAACTTACTATTTTATTCATTTAATTTTCCTCCTTATTAATAATTTCCTGTTTTGAATTGTTCTAATCCAATTCTACTCATTTCTTCCGTATCTTCTGTTTTTTCAATATTTACTTTTGAAACTTTTTCATTTCCAAATTGTGCCTTAGCTTGTTCTTCCCAAACTTTTCCCATTGCTTTTATATCTTTCGTTTTCATATTAGAGAAAGTTTTTGTGAAAATATCTTTATTAAAAGCATTTCCCATTGAATGAACTCCGCTATCTAAAGCTTCAGAAATAACTTCTTGTCTATTTTCTAATCCTTCTCTTGCAAGTTCAACCAATTCATCTACTGAATCACAGATATTACCGAATTTTTCTAAAACATCTTTTGATGTATATAAAGTTTCTCCGTTTGCTTCGCCGTCATGTTCTTCTGTTTCAACTGTTGTTTCATTTTCAGCTGTTTCTATTACTTCATTTTCTAATGTATTTTCTTCTACATTTTCTTCAGAAGGAGTTTCTACTGTTTCTTCAACTGTTTCAACATCTTGATTCTCTAATTCTGTTGTCTCTGCTTTATTATCTTCCATATCTTCTTTTCCTCCTTTCTCCATTATTTGTTTATATAATAGGTTAATACTACCATTAGTAGAATACCCAAATATAATATCTTTTTCAGAAAGGTCTTCTTTTCCGTTTAATGTTTTCAATGTTCCGTTAGATGTTTGTATTTCTTCTCCTACAGCTGATTGAATTATAGCGTTAGGATAAGCTCCGTCAAAAACTATACTGTTTTCTATAAGCACATTGTTTCCTGCATGTAATTCTTTTGGTGGTTCTGCCTGAATTATACATTCCTTTACTTCATTTGTTTCCTCATTTACTATATATTTTTGACCTGGTATATGTTCACAATGTCTATAATCATAAATAGAATGACCGCAAATGTTGCACTTGTAAGATTCTCTTGTAGTACCCCAACCAACACTAGTATCTGCCAATATACCACTTTCAATTAACTTAATAATATCGTTTTTACTATATCCGTCAACCTTACTATCATCTCTTAAAATATATTGAGTTGTATATAATGTTGTTTCTTCTCCTTCTTGTGTTCCACCTGCAATTCTAGCATCAAATACCTTTCCTATTGGAATACTTTGCACTCCTAACTGAGACCAGTTATGATTTAACATTAAGGAAACTCCTCTTTTGGCATCCTCTTCCATTACCCTAAGTAAAGCAGGTGTTAGTCTCATATATCTATTAGGAACAACTTTATCTCCTACAGCTAAAGTTTCAAATACGAAAAAATCTTCTTTTTTGTAATTGTCGCCTTTTATATGATTTTTCATCTTCTCCCATTGTTCATCAGTAGGTATAAATTTTGACATTATTCGCTCACCTCTTTCTTATTTTGCTTTTTATCTGTAGTTTTTTTTGTCGTATTTTTGTTTTTCTCTTCTTCTTGCTTTGGAGTTTCATTCTTTACTTCATTCTTTACTTCATTCTTCGCTTCATTCTTTACTTCTTTTTCTTGTTTTATTTCTTTTTTGCTTAAAAATTCTTCTTTTTCTTCAATTAACTTTTGCTTTTCTATTTCTGTCCAAGGCAAAATATCTATTGAAGATTTTACTATTAAAGCCATAACTCTACCTCCTTCTTTTAATTTTGTTGTTGTTTTTCTCCTGTTGCTTTATTACTACCTATAGCTCCTTGTGCTGCTTCATCTATATTTATCCATCCTTGATCTTCCGCAGTTTTAAAATGCTCATCCTTTTTGTTTTGTGCATCCCATTTTTGAATTTCGCTCTGATATTCAAGTGGTTTATGAGTTAATTTGAAAGTTCCTTGATAACCATTTAACTGCATCCATATAGCACCTATATCTTCTATAAGTCTTTTGCTTTTTTGTTGAAAACTTTTTACCATATCAGTAATTATTTTCATCTGTACTGTTCCCCAGCTTTCTGTCTGACCGCTAGCTCTATTCATTAAAAATCCTAAAGTTTTACAACCATTTAACATTTGAATATCTATTGTATCAAACCATGCCCTTGTATCTATCGAACTTCCTGCTGAAGAATTTGAATTTCTATTTACTTCAATATCATCAGTTACAACAATATCTTGCGTTGGTTCCCTTCCAACAGCAACCGAAGAAGCTAATTCTACAGCTCTACTAATCGCTTCATTTACAGCTTTTTTATCATTTCTTTGTGATGCAGGTAATGAATTTACTACTCTTTCCTTGTTGATACTGAAAACATTATAAGGGTAGCCTTGCCTTCTTAAAACTGCCGAACTGTCTTTTATTGTCTGTAATTTGTAATCTACTGCTGGTACTGCTGATTCTAAAAGATAAGGTCCATTTGGTTTTGTTATATCTGGATTTGCTATTACCCAAAATACATTTCCTTTAGTTAAATCTACTTTGTTTCCTTGTTGGTCTTGATATGGAATCCATTCCTCTACTCCGTCTCTTTTTTCTAGTTGCCATTCTATCGTTCTAGGATCAACAATATATATTCCAGAAAAAGTGTTATCTCCTCCAACAACAACTTCTATCATCATTACATTATATAATAGACCTATTCTATGTAAATTGTCTATTAGTCCATCTAATCCATCTTCACCTAATTTGTTCCAATGTCTGCATTGTTGTTCAAATAAAAGTTCTGCATCAGGCAATCTATTTCCTTGCAAATCTTTGATTTCTATATTAATACCTTGCATACACAATCTCTGAAAAGCCCATACAGATTGAGATACATCTGGATCTCTTGCTGCAATTATCTCTATTTGTTCTCCTATACTTGTTCTACTTCTTAAATCTGTAAGTAATGCTGTAGTTTGACTGTACTCTTGTGCTTCGGTATCTCCGATATTATATCCTGCATAAGAAACTTTATTGCCTGTTTTTACTTCAATAACTTCTATTGATTTTTTTTTAGAGTCCTTATTCTTGGCAAATTTGCCAAAAAAACTTTTTATATAATTTGCCAAAATACTTCACCTCTAATTTTATTATATATTATGATTTTTAAAAAGTAAAGTTTTTGAAAAAAATTTTTAAAACAAAAAAAAAGAACCAATATTACTCGGTCCTTTAAAAAGTATTAAGCTCACTTTTATATATATATCATAT